ATAAAGATCGAAGATAAAATGATTAGCTGCCAATTATATGAAATCCCCAAAATTACGATAATTCCGGAATATGTGATCAAAGATTACCGGAAATCCATTCTATCTGTGGTGATGACGGCGACGGGCAATCAAAATTATAAAGAGTTTATGGGCCAAAGTAATTCGTATGTGGCCTATCAAATTGAAATCGATGCCCTGAACGGATCGGCCAAAGACGCTGCCAATGATATCATTAATAGAATTCATATGAATGTTGGCGGTACTATTGTTCCATGGGGTGAGAAAGACAATTCACGTATAGAATTGACAGGTATCAATTTCGTCAGCCAATTTAAATACGATATTGGTATTGGGGTTATAGACATTGACGATGAAGATTCTGAAAAAGCGGTTCATCGTTTGCAATTACAAGTGAAATTTGAAAAACAAGATAATGGAACCTGACACAACTTCATCCACAGAGGGTATACCGGAAGAGTATTTGGATGGCTGTACTGGTTTTTTTGATACAGTAGGCGGTCATGATATAGAACCGTGTTGTACGGCGCATGACATAGCGTATTGGCATGCTACGGACATTTTACAAAAGTTTAGCGCTGATATTGAACTCGGAATGTGTGTAATGGATACCGGTGGAGATGTCCTTTCTGCATTAACTGCAATAGTTATGGTAAGCGCTACTGGAATCTTCGGCACATATTTTTGGGCTACTAAAAAGAGCCGTTGGGGAGAAAGTGACGTTGACAGTTCGAATAGAAGTGATAAATAGTTTTTGTAAGGGCGTGTAGCTCAGCGGGAGAGCATTACGTTGACATCGTAAAGGTCGTTGGTTCGATCCCAACCATGCCCACCATTTTCATTTGCATTATTATAAACGTTTGATATATTGTTCTCATGTTTGAGACAGGAAAAATTCGTTTATTCAAATCCACTCGTACTGCTTGGATCACTCCGGAGGGAGAATTACTTCCATGTGAAAACATGGAACACCTTAGTATTTTGAATCTCGAATCCAAATTGGAAGAATATATTCAAGAAGAAAATGAAGAGATAGATCGAATCCTTCGAGAGGAAGAAGAAGCTTACGGCGAAGATTTCCACCCCGGATTTCACCGCTTTGATTCCGGATATCAGGCGCGTAGGCGACTGTATGATGAGATGTATGTGAAGGGATATGTTCGGATTGGTCTATGGATTTCTGATAATACTGTGAAAGTCTTTGAAGTGGAATCAGTAAGAGAAGTTCTAAAAAAGAATGCGGAAGCATTATCCTTTTTACATGACGTGCTCCAAGCGGAACAATGGAGAATAACGATTTTTTCATTTGGCACGTTGAAGACATATGACACTGATCGCCAAGTGCATAAACTTTTGGGGATTTGATTTCAACATTTAGATGTGTTAACAGCACTTCATGGGTTAAATAAAATCTCCAAAGGGGAACGCTGTGGATATAGCTGCATCATTATTATTAGCCGCAACATCGGGCTTGTTTCTTTTGGCGTTGTTGATGGTTGGACATTATTTAGCAGATTATCCATTACAGGGCGAATTTCTTTCCAGAGCAAAAAATCATAAAGCACCGATACCGGGGGTTCCGTGGTATCACGCGCTAATTGCGCATGCCAGCATACATGGCGGTGCTGTTTGGCTTATTACTGGATATTGGCAATTGGGCCTTTTGGAAACAGTTTGTCACGCTGTGATCGATCACTATAAGTGTGCCGGGAAGATAGGGTTTAATACCGATCTGGCTTTACACCTTTTGTGTAAGGTGATATGGGTTGCACTGTTTTTCGTATTTTTGTTTTTCCAGTAACGACAAGATAGAGTTCATAAATGAGACTCCGTAAAAAGCCCGAAGAACCAACGGTAACTAGTCTATATCATTGGATCAACATTCCTTATGAATCTTTGAAAATAAATCATAAGGGGAAGCCTACAAGAGTGGGCCAAAAGTTCATTCCGTTGCACGATATATATGATTCATATGTAGAGAAGATTGAAACATCATACCCTTTATGGTTGCCTCCCGACACTGATGCTGTCGGATTACAAATGAAATCCGGTACATTATATGTCACAGCCCAATGTGAACCTACCGAAGAAAATGTAGCTCAATTGTATGCTGAATATAAGAAGAAATTAAAGGCTTATGAGAAATGGTATAAAAAGAATCACGTGGAAATAGAAAAAGAATTGGCCCGTCGCAAAGCGGAGCAAAATAAAGAGAAGCAAAAGCGTTTAGATGCCGCAATCAAGATCGCTGAACGTTTTGAGAGAGAAGCCGCTAAAGCCAGAGAAAACGTTTCGCGTATAGTGGAAGAAACGTGATGCCGAAAGCAATGTCTTCTATAAACGGAACTCACATGATAGTGTTGACTGATCTGGGCGGCATACACTGTCCGAAAAATGTTGCTCTTAATATTCTAAGAGGTGTGCGAAACAGAAAAGGGTATCCAGTGATATCCGACACCGAATATCAAAAATACCGTATTGATAAAAAAGGATAGTGGAATGAGTTTTGTTTCCGTTTGTAAAAACGTTATCGGTCGTAACAACAAAAAGAATTGGGTTGACCCCGATCCCACTATACGTATTGGCAAAACTCGATCTGGCAGCGCGGTTGATCGTGCACATTCCGTGGGTATTGTTGACAAGGATGGAATCATCGTTGCTAAATTGGTTGCCACCCAAGACGGAAAGCCTGTTATCAAGTGTGGTGCCAAGGTGGCACTAATTACTGAATATGATGTAAAGGTTCTAGAATAATGAAAACGTTGAATGATCTGAAAAAGGATGTACTAGCGGCTCGCAAAAATCGGGACACGTTTCGGGCTACTGTTTTGACCACCTTGTTGTCCGATGTGAACACTCGTGCGAAAAAAGAATTAAGGGAGGCCACAGATGATGATCTTTATGCCGCCGCCAAATACTTTATGAAGAACTTGGAAAAATCGCGGGATTTACGTGTAACACAGGCAATCATGGATGAAATCGAAATTATTGGTGAAATTGTACCGATGCAGGCATGTCAACCTGTAGCAGTTGATGTGTTAATACCGGAATTGCTTGAAAAACATCCGGAGCAAGTTGAAAAAAGAAACACGAACTTCTTTCTTGGACAGGTCATGAAAGCGATTCAGGGAAGAGGAAATCCCCAGCGTATTAAGGAAGAGATCGAAGAACATTTTAAAAGTGCTTAAAATCAAGGACTTACGATAAATCTGTAAAAAATATTGTTTATGGGGTTTACAGGGATTGATCTAGGCTATAAGTAGATAATGAAAGCGAACGAAATGTTTGCTAGAAGGAAATGAGACAAGTTATGACTATGCGTCGGGAACATCGCGAATTTGATATTATCGAAACCTGTGAGGGGGCTCGGGACTAAACGCGTATTCGCATAACTGGTCAAAAGAGTTGAGCCCCCAGACGAAAGTCCGGGGGTTTTTTGTTGTTTGGATTGAAAGGAAGGAAAACAGGAATTTTATGGCGGCGGAGGCCGAATGGTTAGGCACCTGATTGTGATTCAGGTTTAAGCGGGTTCGATCCCCGTCCGTCGCCCCAAAATTTCAATGCCGTGGTAGCTCAGTAGTAGAGCGGTAGGTTGAAGCCCTGCGCGTCGGTGGTGCGATTCCATCCTGCGGCACCATTCAGAGTGTACCCGAACGCTTTAGTAAGGTGTTCCTTATATCGGGGTGAATTTGGGTCTGTAGCTCAGTCTGGTCTAGAGCGTCCGCCTGTCGAGCGGAATGTCGTGGGTTCGAATCCCATCAGGCTCGCATGACTCCAAACTAGGTATAAATAGCAGCGATAGGTGAGACTATCTATACCTAGTTTGGAGAAAATATGTTTTACATCGTGTATAAGGTTATTAATCGCACTAATAGCAAAGAATATATTGGTAAACATCAGACGCACAATATTGATGATGGCTACATGGGTTCTGGAAAATTACTAAAAAGGGCGATTAAAAAATATGGAATAGAAAATTTTGATAAAAAAGTATTGTTTGTGTTTGATAATGAAAAAGAAATGAATACAAAAGAAAAAGAGTTAGTAACAGAGGAGCATTGTAATAATAAAAATAATTATAATATTTGTCCGGGTGGTAATGGGGGCTTTGGATATATTAATAACAACAAGTTAAACAATAGTAAACATGATATCTCCAAGAAGATGAGTAAGTTAGCTAAGAAGGTGTGGAGTGATCCCAAATATAGAAAAGTCCATAGTAAAAAGGTGGGCAATTCAATTAAACAGGCGCACGCAGATGGTAAAATCAGATATGACACCTTTACTGGAAGATGTCATAGTGAAGAAACAAAACGAAAAATGTCTATTTCTTCAAAAGGCAAAAATAGTGGGGAAAATAACGGACAATATGGAACATGTTGGATTAATAATGGAATTGAAAACAAAAAGGTAAAAAGAGAAGAATTGATAAACTGGTTATCAATTGGCTGGATTAAAGGAAGAAAGATGAAATTGGTGTCCAAGGGAGAGGGTACGTATGAACTTGGGACTTAAAGAGGATCAAAAACCTGATCCCGCCGTCGAAACAAATAGGTACGAGAGTGAGGAAGAAAATTTTTGGGGGTGTAGCACGGTCTGGTAGTGCAGTCGCCTGATACGCGAATGGTCGAAGGTTCAAATCCTTCTACCCCCACCATAAAAGCTGAATATGGCCCCATCGTCTACGGTAGGTTAGGATTGCACACTTTCAATGTGTAGAAGAGAGTTCGACCCTCTCTGGGGCTGCCAAATTACAGGAGTGATGAAATGCAAATGTATAATCAATGTCGCCTTCGAAAGGGCAACGCAATTCAAGTTTCGTGGATTCCATCAGAATTTGCGAAAGAGAACAAGTACGTTCGTTTGAAAGAAAACGGCGAATGGACCGATGGATGGAAGGTTTTGACAGTTGGTGCGGGCATCACTGCCAAAGCATTGAAAGAAAATGAACAGCGTGTTAGATCGGGCGCACATAGAAAGGCGACGGACATTTAAAAATTAAGCCCCATTAGCTCAGCGGAATTAGAGCGTCTGCCTACGAAGCAGAAGGTCGGTGGTTCGAATCCATCATGGGGTGCCATTTTCAACCAGTGTGAGAACTATATAAAAACCGGATATGACGATATCAATTGGTTTTATCCGATGAATGACGTAATCTCGTTGAAAGCCACAAAGTACACGTGTCGAAAACATAGAGAGGATCGGGCTTCATCAAAAAGGATGTAACGACCGATATGACTATATAGTTCTCTCACTGGTTCATTTTATATGCGTTCGTATACCCTCGGCCTCCGAAGCCGTCGAAAGGTTAATCGGATACATATGGGTTCGAGTCCCATCGGACGCGCCATTTACATATAGGCTAATCTTCACCCATTATTTCACGGAACGTGTTGACAATCCCCTTGGTACCTACCGCCAAAGATGTGGCGATCAAGGCAGGAACCAATAATACCGCAGTAATAAAGCCACCTAATGGACTCGTGCCGCTCCCGTCATCAAGGGTGTAGAGACTTGGTTCTGGAATACTTTCTATTCCAAGCTTGGCAGCAAATCCGATTAATATTCCAGATGCAACGGACATACTCACATTACCAAGCAATTTAGCGATCTTTACGATTGACGATACTACTTCTTTTGGAAAAAACTTCTTCACCATTGGAATAATCTTGTCTTTCATCATACTGGAAACGTTTGATTCGGTGATATGAGAAAGAATTTTACCAAAGGTCTGGAAAAACTTTTTCAAAGATGTTTCGAGTTTATCCATGTTGATCGATTTTTCCAGTATGGAAAGTTCATGAGAGATGTCGTCAGCAACCGGCTTCAAAGCATTTTTGGTTTTGGTTGGTAATGTTGGAATAAACGTATCAAGCATCGCCGGTTCTTCGGCTTCATTTAAAATTTCATTTATACGGTGTTTGGTTGGGTCAGCCATTGAAACTCTCTTTCTATGTATTTACTCGTTTTCAACGAAAGCATGCGGTTGAGATAAATATTTAAAACACAGGAAAAAACGATGAAGGTGTCTGAATTATTTGAAGATATATATGTTCCAGATGGCATCACTCCTAGAAAATCGTCGAGCGGTGAAATAGTATGGTCATTGGCTGACAAAAAAGTGTTATCGGACCCCGAATTGACAAACCGTATGCGAAAAATGTTTCCTTTATTGGTAGGAAACTTGAACGTAATTGTACTGGACACATTTTTTGATGTGTACGATGATAGTGTATATGATGTTTCGGGTTTTGCTTTAGAGGGATCAACACTTCATACACTGTTTAAAGAGTATCATAGTTTGGATGTACTTTTAAATGCTCGAAAATTGCTTCAAAAAAATATGGTAAATGTGATATTGACGGAAAATGTTGCCGATCAATGGGTGCCACTTTCTCCATGGATGATAGTTCATAGATGTTGTCACGCCTTATTGAATGGTGGAAGTTGGTTCAGTAATTTAGCCGAGTCGTTATTCCCAATGGTTCAGGCACTGGATTTGGCATACTATGGACCAAATGATGTCAATGATGAGGGAACGTGCCGCTCCTTCGTTTCGGATTATCTATTAACGTTTCTTAAATTCATAGATATTCGATCATTTAATGAAGGAAATATAAAACGCGATGGTGAAGTTGTTATAGAATGTATGGTACAACATGCCAAATACGGCCATTTGAAAATGAAAGAGCTTCCACCAGTATGGAATACTGAAAAAATAATTCCTGAATATAGACACGAAGCGCAACAATTATTAGAACAAGCTAATAAATTGTTTTCTGAACAGTGCGAAACTTTGTGGGGAACACGTAAAGGAAGCGTGGTGATTTTATAATACTATACTGGAATGTGTTCTAATTCTTTGTATTGTATATTATAACAATCACATGATGCACGCCAATCATTACTTGTGTCTATTTCACCTTCACGCCAAAATTTGGATTTTTCGAAATAATCTACTTTTGGGATAGCTCCCATTATATACCCATGAATATATTGGTTTGTTTCCTTATCTCGGGTAATGGACACAAACATATATAGATCGCAATTTTGTTTGGTATTGTAAGCTGACACACTGGCGTCAAAAGATAGCTGCGGACGAATGGTTCGATCTTTTGTTTTGACATCAATGGATATTCCATTACATGTGAAATCATAGTCATAGGAATTGTTCCAATCCCAGTCTTTGTAAACCAATCCAACTATTAGTTCGCCTAAAGAACCGGCAACCGTTCCTCCGCCTTTCCTTATGGAATGGGGGTCTACTTTTTTCTTCTCTTTTACTTCCTCTGCATGAAGTTGCGCTATTTCAATCATTTCTTTGGAGATATTGACTTTGATGGTTCCGTTTGGTAATACTGTAATCATCTAAAATTCCTTTTACAAATATGATAGGACAATTATGAGCAAAGATGATTTGGGAGATCGGATGAAAGAATACGAACGGTTGGAAACTTCTCGCAAGTTCCTGCCATTCATTCCGGTTTATGCAAGAATTGATGGGAAATGTTTTTCCAAGCTAACGCGCGCGTGCCATCGTCCATGGGATTCTGGTATTACAGATGCTATGATCGAAACGACCAAATATTTGGTAAACGAAACACATGCGTTGATTGGATACACCCAATCAGATGAGATCAGTTTACTATGGCTGGCGGAAGATCGCCGCTCGGAAATATACTTCACTGGTAAAATAATGAAAATGGCATCAGTGTTGTCGTCAATGGCCGCTGTCAAATTCAAGGAAGAAACTAAAAACCACCCTGTTTTGGGTGATCGGTTGGCGGCATTTGATTGCAGGGTGTTTCAACTGCCCAACAAATCCGAAGCAACCAATGCCATGCTGTGGCGATATATGGATGCAAAGAAAAATAGCGTGAGTATGCTATGCAGAAGCATGTATAGCGCTAAACAAATGCATGGAAAAAATCAGATTGAAATGATTCAAATGATTGCTGACAAGGGCATGGATTATTACAATGTGGAAGAACGGCTTCGAACAGGATCGTTTGCACGTCGTGTCACCCGTGAAGAAATGATCGATCCCAACACTGTGCCACCTCAAGCCCATGCAAGGATCGACTTTTCAAAACCCGTACTTCGTTCTTCGGTGATCGATTTCACCATTCCAAACTTTCACCGTGCTCGAAATCGTGAAGGTATTGTTTTCGAAGGCCAAGAACCATTGTTTGAGGGGGTTGACATTACGGTTTGACGATATTACATGACTTCCATCGTTGAAGTGGGACTGCTTTGTAATTCGATGATGTTAGTTTGTTCATCAAAAACAAGCCGTTTACTATTTTGGAGTCAAGAAATAGGGTTTGATGTCGTATAGCCACAAAATGACATAGTAGGATGAGTACTAAGTCTTTCGGGTGGAGCGTGTGTCTTCGCTTTTCAAAAGTCTAGTCAGCAAACACACATTCAAAACCCGGCACAAAGGCCGGGTTTTGTTTAGGAGGATTACTCATGCCCAATCTCAAAATGTACTGTGTGGTTAGTAAAGAAGCTCTTGACCTGATGAAGGGCAATAGAGGGAAGCTGGGTGCTCAAATTGGTCACGCCTTCCTTCATGCATATTGGAATGCTGAAAAGGTTACTCCGGATTTGGCAACACAATATCGGGAGAGTCAGAGCGCATACAAAATAGTATTGATGGTTCCAACCATCGAAGAAGTAATACATCTATCAAAACTTTATGAGGATGATTGTGGTGTCTCACTTATTACCGATGCTGGTTTTACGGTCTTTGACGAACCCACAACTACCTGTGTGGGTATTGGTCCAATCGATCCCAATGAAAGAGAAGAAATACTGAAAAATGCAAAAATACTAATTTAATTTCATTTTAGGTGTTGACTCTTATTTGCGACTACTGTATACCAATACTTGTCACGAAGACAGAAGCTAAGAACTAGAGAGATAGGAAGATCGGAGGACATCATGTAACCGCTAGATCAAACAAGTAAAGGTTAGATAAAAAGATTTGTAAGAGATAAGTGCTAGATAGAGATAGACGGAATGGAGGACACCATGTAACCGCTAGATCAAGTAAAAATTTAGAGAGAAAAAAGTAAGAAGGGGTCGCCATGTGCGGCCCCTTCGCGTATGTTGACAACATACGGGTTTGTAGTAATGTACGTGCGAATGTTATGAGGAAGAAAATGTCTAATATTGTTTGTTTGATAGATGTCCCTAATCGGAATTTTATGATCGTGGATGGGACGCGCGCTTTGGCAGCGTTCAATGCTCATAAGCCAACCAAGTGTTACGTGGACACTCCTGATGGGCGTATGCTTAACCCAACTGATGATATCGGGGGTAGATGGAAATGGTTTTGTTCGGAATGTTTGGATGCTTTATTTGGAGAAGACAGGAAACGTTTTAAAAGCATCATAAAAATGATCGAAGTGGACATAATTAATAATATAGAAGCGGATGTGGCGAAAGGGTAAACGCGTTGTTCTGAGAGGGCAGTGGTCATTATGGCCTTGTGGGTTCGAATCCCACCATCCGCACCAATATGAGAGTAACAGTGTGGATGTATTACGATCATACATCAGTAACTGTTATTCAACAGACCTACGTATTATATATGAGAGGATGGAAAGAAACACTATAGACTAATATTGTGCTTGACTTATGTGATCAAATGTATTATACAGTTGATCAGCAAGGGAGTTAAGTACATGCCGGAACTTAAAAAACACGAAACATTCGAAACCGAAACCTTTTCCAAAGTGGAAGACGTGAAGGTTGGCGATGTATTGGTTCTTTATTACCAGTCACGTAATTATGACAATCGTGCCGTCGCTCGCGTCCGCGTAACCAATGTTACGCCGAAGATGTTTGATGTGGTGCTCCTGAACCGCCGTAGCCTTTCAACCATCCGATTCCGGAAATCGGATGGTTACGTTGTTGGCAATAATCGTGGGAATTTTGTCCGCACTCTGGACTGGTTTGCCGCAGATCAATTGAACTAGGGGCGAAACATGACTGATCGTAAAATGCCATCCCCGATATATAAAGGATCAGCAGTCAACATGACTGTCGGAGCGGTAATCTCATCTACTGCCCCGTATCGTGATGAATTTGCTGAGGGAGAACGCGTGCTGGGCAAATTCATTTTGCCCCCGTTTCAACGACCTCCGGTTTGGAATCGCGAACAGCAAGTTCGTCTTGTCGAAAGTATCTGGTTGGAATTACCCATTGGAATTTACATCTACAACCAAATCTCAACACCGCTGAACCACCCTTGTGACGGATGGCTTATTGATGGTCAGCAACGGGTGACTGCAATTTTGGAATATGTGAACGATACCTTTTCGGTATTCGGTTACAAGTATTCCGAATTGGATCGCCGCGAACAACGCGCATTCGAAATGAAAAGCTTTCCTTGTGTCATTCTGGAAATGACTGACTCAAACGAGCTTGAAGAAATTTATATGCGTCTGGCATATGGTGGAACTCCCCATGACCCGATTTAAGGATCAAAAAAATCGTCGGCGTAACCCTTTTAAATCAAAAGAGGGTTACGTCACATCCAATGACCGGTTCATGATGGATACTGCTGGCAAGCCGTTCGG